AGGCGCCTGCGCCACTTAATGACTGAACTGCACCTGATGCACCAGTGCCACCATTTGCAACTGGCAAAGCACCAGTCACGCCAGTCGTAAGCGGCAAGCCAGTGCATGAGGTAAGCACCCCAGAGGTCGGCGTACCAAGAATCGGGGTTATCAATGTGGGCGTATTGGCAAATACTGCTGCCCCTGAACCTGTTTCGTCTGTCAGTGCTGCCGCCAAGTTTGCGCTTGATGGCGTTGTCAAAAATGTTGCCACATTTGAACCAAGGCCCGATACACCAGTTGCAATCGGTAAATTCGTGCAATTGCTTAATACGCCAGAAATTGGCGTGCCAAGCGCAGGCGCTACCAGTGTTGAATTGGTAAACAATAGTGTATTGGTAACTTGTTTTGTTGTGCCCCCTTGGACAATAGGCAAAACGTCGGTTGTAGCCGCAGAGGTGGCTACAGGAAGGGCTGAAATTGCAATGGTGGCCATGTTAGTAGTTTCCTGCGTAAATGTTAAAACGTTGACGGGATGACACGATAGCGTAAGGCATTGACATGATGTCGTCAGGGTTGTTGATGCGCTTCAAATTGCGTTTGCTGGTCATGGCAATGCGTTGCACTTGGGGACTTGGCTCAACGCCAAACTCAGGGGCAAACTCCATTGCCAAGTTGTAGACAAACGCCCGCAAATAGCCTGGCGGAAACAGAATATTTGTTGCCAAATTAGCAGGCTGGGTCAGTTCTTGAACTGATATGAAGTGCCATTCCAAGTCGCGTGTGGGGCGTGGGTAAATGTACATTTCAACATCAGGGTAGGTCATGTTGACAAAAATGACCTGCGGGTACGTGCTGGTCACAGTCTTGACTGCAATGCCGTTGTACTGTTGTTGATTGATAAATTTGATACCGTAAGACACGTTGGTGCCTGGATCGCGGTAGTAGGTAGCATCATCCAACAGCACAGGACGCAGACCAACAAAGTTACCTGACGGGCCTAGTGTGCGTTTAATTTCACCGGCAGGCCAAGTAAATATCTGATCTTGAGTGCTAAAAACCGATAGGCGTTCAGTGTTCCATGAATCAATCATCTGATTCAGCGCCATCAAAGCGTCTTGGGACACGGACGCAGAAGGTGTTTCACCTTCAGCCAACACGCCAAGCAATCGTAATGCTCTATTGATTTGATCGCCAGCGGTATAGATGGCCATGTTTATGCTCCTTGTTCGACCACCTCTGGTGATCGGCTACGACGACGTTTGACTTCCAGTTCGTTGACGACAGGAGCCGCCTCAACAGGCGTGTCTAAAGTATATCGTACCCAGCCATTTTTTTCATCAAACTCAGCTTCCATTTCAATGTAAGCTATTTTTCGACCGTGAATTTCATGCTGAAGATAAATCATAAGAAGAAGGGGGTGATTAGCCCCCTAGTTGGTTTAAGACAACAAACCAAGAGTTTGAAGTTTAGTTTCTAATTGCGTTACGCGGGCTTGCAAATTTGCAATCACCGCCAACACTGAGTTACCCTCATCTTTGGTAACAAAACCAAACGGGGTTGTTTGAGTCAAGTCTTGGATTGCAAAGTCTGGCGTACCAGGTGCAGTAGACGTGATTGTAGTTAAAGCAGCGGTGTTAGCCGCAGGCTTAGTTGTCGGGTTAGTACCGTAGAAACCAGCAGTTCCTCCAGCTTTACCCATGATTGCGCCATCAAGTTGTGCATCTTCAAATGCAACACCTACAGCTTTTGTATTTGGCATGATGTTTCCTTTAAAAATAGGGGCCGAAACCCCTATTTAGGTTTAAGACACGCGATAAATTGAATACGCTGCGTCACCTGTTTTGCGGAAACGGAACGTGCCAGATGTGTTGTTGGTTTTAGTAACCGCATCTTGGATCACGTCGTTACCGACTAGGGTGTTGCCCGTGCCAGCAGTAAAGGTCACGTCATTTGCTGCGTTGTCACCAATGTTGATGAATGAGCAATCAAATGTCGAGCCAACTTTAAGGCTAGAGAATGCAGCGTCAAGCAACGCACCTGTTGGAAACACATAGGTGCCTGCGTCTGTGCCGCCGGAGTCCATAGTGCACACACCAGCAGCCAAATTCTCTGCGGTGATAGTGACAGACGCGCCAGCCAATGCGACGGGTGCGCTAGTGTTGTAAAAACTGATTTCGCCAAGATTGCCGTCACCAACTTGGTAACCGCTTGCGCCATTAGGTAATGCCATGATAAATTTCCTTAAAAAGAGTTACGAAGACAGGGGGTCAAAGCCCCCCATCAATTTAGCCCCACATGCGGCAGGCCATTTGTGGACGGATTGTGCTGAAGCCATACAGAACGTCAATACGGCAAGGCATACGGTCGTTGTTGATGTCGTACTGACGAACAACGCGCAAGCTGATACCGTTATGAACTGCGCGAGCAGCCATATCGACGCCTTGAGGCAACAACAAATCGGCGGTCGCAAAAGTGATTGCGTCTTTGTGGTAGATCAAGTTCTGAGCGTAAGCTGTAGAAGCCGCACCCACGAAGGTCACAGTTCCACCAGTTGCAGGCAACACATCCATAGTGGCCAATGCGTGAGCGGCTGAGTACATAGGCGCGACAGTCACAGTCCAAGTGCCAGCCACAGCAGTGGCGGTAGTCAAAGCCACAAACTGGAACAAAGAACCTGTGGTTTCACGGGTCTGTGGGTTAACAGCATTGCAACCGCTGATAGTGAACACGTCACCAGCATTGATTGTTGTAGTTACAGAACCTTGTTCCAACAGAATGGTCGATGAACCTTCGGAAGTAACACCTGGTGTCTTGACCAATGTAGACGCGGACGCGCTACGTGAGCCAGTGGTGTGTTGCTTGATTGACTGAGACATGTTGATCTCGTCAAAGCCCAACACGCCAGTGCCCATCATGCCGTTCTTGAACTGCTTGCTGATGGTGTCGGTGGGGTTGAACAAACCTTTCATGCCTTCGACCAAACCAGCGTTAGCGGCTGGGTTGACGGTAGCGTAACGTGGTGACATCACGGCAGCGTTTTCGTTCAGCTTCTGTTGGGCTTGCAACAAGACCAAAGAAGTAGAAGGAGTGGTGCCAGGGGTGCCAACGGTGTTACCGATGGTTTTGTATGCGTTGGCAACGTCAGCATCAATGCTGGAGGCCAACTGGCTGATACGAGGCTTCAACACACGCTCTGCGAAGTCGTCCAATTGCATGGTCAATTCAGCAGAGGTGAAGTTCACGCCGATGTGCTTTTGTGAAGCAACAGTCAAAGTGGTGAACTGTTCGTTGTCGTCCTGAACTTGCAGGGCGGCACCGTCAGTTACTAGAGCGCGGTCGGGTAAACGGATACGCAGTGTAGAACCAATCTTGGCACCTTCAACAGCAAAGCTGTCGTCGTACTGACGGTTTACGTTACGGGTGAGCACCAGGTTGTTCTCAAGAATCTCGAGAGCTTTGCGGGTGATCATGTCGATCGTTAAGATACTATTAGACATGGAAAAAATCCTTCAAAAATTGTTTAGCGGTTGGCTTGCGCTTGCCACTTTTTCATCTGTCGTGCTCTTTCAGCTTCAATCCACTGCGAATCCGTCATGGTCTTGGTAGACCGTGGATCAGTAGTGTCATAGGCTGGGCCTCCAGAGGAGCGAGCAGTGACAGGCGAAATCGGTGCTGGCGCAGACGTGGTTCGTTTCACGGGAGGATCGTTGGCCATCTTGGCCTCAATTCTCCCAATTTCTTTAGCCTGCACGATAGGCGCAAGACGAGAGATTCGTTCCGCTTCCTTGGGGTTGGCACCGAGGTAGTAAGCTACTTCAGGGCCTATGTCCGAGGCTCGGATCGACTCAGCCATCACGTCAGTAATTGGAAGTTTCGGGTTGTAGGCGACTTGTTCAAAATCGTCGTACTTACTTCGAGCTTCTTCTTCGCGTTCGTGATAAGACTCAAGAATTGCAGATTGCTGCCTTGCTTGTTCTCGCTGGGCAAGCAGTTGTTCAGCTTTCTGATAGGCCAATGCGTCTGCATAGTCTTCAGGGCTGTCAAACTGATCGACTGGCGGGATCGTTGCTGGCGCTCTCAGCGTCTGGGCTTCCGCTTGACGTTGAGTCTGCTCTCTTTCCCACTTACGTTGTTCTCTTGCAAGCCTTTTGCCAATTGCTGCATCAAGTTCTTCTTGGGTAAAAACCCGTGAAGGCTCTTTTGCCTCATCAGCGACTTCCGGCGTTTGAGTTGCTTCCGGAGTGGCCGTCACTTCTGGAGCTGGCGCGGAGTCTACTTCCGCTAAGGGTTGTTGGACTTCTTCAGTCATTTTTGAATCCTACGATTCCCTGGTGAACGCACCAGTACGGTTTTTGCGATCTTACATTAAAACAAAACCAAAGGCTACTCCAATTGGCGCAACCAAATTCCAAAACCATGAGTGCGTGTCCCACACCCGTTTGTCAAAAGCGTTCCACCATTTCATGTTGGCACGTTTACCATCACCGTAACGCTCAATCCACTTGTACTCAGCTTGTGCGTATTCCCGTCCTGCAAAGAATCCAGAAACAAGCACAGCACCGACAAGACTTAGCCCGAACTGATCGAAGACCAGAACGGTAATTAAAGCCGCAATGGAATGGACTAGGTTAAACATCAATTTGGGTGAAACAGTAATCATCTTACGTTAGGTTGTTTGTGTTGACGTTATTTGTTGCTGTAATCGATATTGGTGTTGTTGCCGTTTTAATTACGTTTCCAATTATTACAATGTCTTCTTCATTAGTTCCGCGAATTCCAAACGTCCCAGTTCCGTTAATTACATTGCCAGTCATAGAAATTTTTGACATGTTACTGTCTGTGGTTGCGCTAACAAATATGCCACGGTCATATGTAGTTGAGTTGAGTATATTATTGGAAATAATTAACCCAGTAAAAGTTGAAGTAGCATCATTCACAGCCATTACAATTGATCTATACGCTACATTATTAATTGTATTATTAGTAACTACACAGTTAGTTATAACATTAGTGTATCCGCTATCAGTAGTAACTAAAATTCCAAAATCTAACGCAACATTGTTGTTTTTAACATTATTACCACTAATAACTATATTATTAATGTTTCCTTCGTGTTGTTTTTCAATAGAAATACCTCTTTCGTTTGAGAGGATAACTGTGTTTCCAGTAATAACATAGCCACCCGTGGCGCCAGTTACGTTGTTCAACACGTTAATACCAATACGCCCTGCCCCAATAATAATGTTGTCTGTAATTGTTGCGTTGATGCTACGCCACAAAATACCGTCAGATACCGCAGACGTTGAATCACATTGAAACGTGTTATTTGAAATTACACATAAATCGCCCGCAGTATGCGCGTCCATACCAGCTTCGCGGCACAACGTAAAGTTGTTGCTGTCAACAACAATGTAACGGTTTGGCCCACCAGTATCACCTAACGTGACCCCGTGCCTACACTCAAAAAAATTGTTGTCGGAAATTTTTCCGTTAATTGAAGCATCAGCAATAGCTACACCATAAGCAAGCCCTGTTTTATAGGCTTTTCCAAATGTACTGTTAACAATTGTGAAATCAATGCAAGTGGAAATGCGGATACATCTATTGTCAAACTTGGTAAAATTGCAGTTGTCAAGAAACAAGTTTTTGCAATAGGTAAGTTGAGCGCCTTCTTGATCGCCTGCGGCTCCAGCACCAGAACCGTAGGCACGAATGTCGCGCAATACCAAATTGTCCAACGTAGTCAATTTTTGAATAGTTGGAGTAGTCGGCATTGCATAAAGAATTGGGTCGTATAAAGTAATACTGTTTCCAACAACAGATTTAATTTTGTGGGTTTCTGCCATGATGCAGAGATCATCCCAGTTGTCCCAAAAGTCTGCGCTTTTGATATAAACATAATCATTTGCAGAAAAACCAGCGCCATTGGAAACAGTAAATGTTACCTGACCTACGGTCAGCCCTGCTGAAATAGAAATTGCTGTGCCAATAGACCCAGACGCAACAAGTAACTCAGCAGAATTACCAGCAGTAGAAAAATCAAAAACAAAATTTTCTAGCGTCATGTTTGCTTTTAAAGTCAATGAGCTAGTAATTAAATAGGTTGATCCATTACCGTTTAATGTTTGTCCTGCGGGAAGCGCGTTAATTGCAGCTTGAATTGCAGCAGTATCATTTGTTATCCCATTACCAACAGCACCAAAATCCACCACGTTTAATGGGGCACCATCAATCATTGAGTAAGAAACTTTTGTAAGAGCCATTTTTAATCCTTTGGTTACCAACCAGCCATTGCTGTGTATTTAGTGCCGCCTTCAACGTCAGCTTCAAACTCGTCTTTTTGATCTTGCGAGTAGTTGCGGCTTTTTACGCGCTTAAGTTCTTCTCCAACAAGCTCAAGCCAAGTAGCTTCTAGCGTGTTTGATTGAATGTCGTGGGTCACAGTTGCAATGTACATCTTGATCCTTTATGCGGTTACTGCTTTGATGACCGCAAAATTGAACACGGGCTGTTCGACTGTTATGCCGCCTGTTGTAGCAAAAGTTATCCGAAAGCTACCCGCAGCGGTAGCGGTGACAAATATTTGATACAGATCAGTACCTGATTTTTGCGTTACATGAACAACATCAGTAGCCGCTACGGTTGAATTGGTAACGGTAAAACTTTGAAAAGTTGCAAGGCCAGCGGCAGAAAAAAGTGTGATAGCACCATTGGTCTTGTTCAACGTCACGCCAGTTGTACGGGATGTTCCTTGGGTAACAGTGCCGCCAGAGCCTGTGGTGTAGCCCAAACCGCCTGCGCCAAAAACAAGCACATCACCAGAAAACAAATTCTGTGCAGTTCCAGCAGCGTAGAAGTTATATCTGTTGGCTGCGGAAGCAATTGCGCCGTAAAAGCCGTAGTTGTTTGTTGCGCCTGTAAGTCCACTATCGGCATGGAAGCCGTACTGGTTGGTAACGGTTGATCCTGCGCCTGGAGTTGAACCAGCAGCACGAAAATGATGAAGAGTGCTAAGTGTAAAAGAAGCTGCTGCTGTATTTACTTGCGAAAAGAAACCATAGCCGTTGTTAGTGACATTGCTAGGTATAGTTGCATCCGAAGAAACACCTATGCCAGTCGTGCCTGTTGTTTCAATAGTGCCACCAACACGGAGGCGATAGCCAACTAAAGATGTTGAACCTATGCCCACCCGACCTGCGTTATCAATCCGCATACGATCAGTCGGCGAACTTGCACCGTCAGCCGTGGTGCTAAACACCAAACGGCCAGGCATATCGTTTGTGCCTGGTGTGCCGTCTACTGCGGCTGAAATTGATGCAGCTTGAATACCTGCTGTCCCATCCGCGCCATACCAGTTAATTGAACCCAATCCATCACCAGAAGCAACAACATCAAATGCACCGATAGTTGCCCCACGGCTTTTTAAAAAAACAAAAGCGTTTGATCCAGTGTCGGCGCTAAACCTAGAAATACCCATTTGTTCAGCGCCAGCGTTATTAACTTGAAGTTGTGGCACTACGCCAGACGCATAAGTAAGAGCCGTGTTATTTCCAACAATTACTTGACCACTTGCATCAATTACAAATGGCGTTGCATCAGGACTTGAGCTATCTTCTACTGTTAAAGCATTGCCAGCGCCAAGTTGTGTAATGCGTACAGCAGATGTTGCAGAATTTGCATCAACAAATAGACCAGAAGCAGAAACATCACGCCCTGCGGTTAAGTTGGCAACAGACACTTGTTCTGTAATGCCGCCTTGAACAACAGGCAATACCTCAGTACCCGCCAAAGGCGTAGTAGCTGACGGTAATGCTGATATTTTGCTGTTGGCCATGATTAGATGTACATGACTTCAATGGAAGAATTTAAAGGTGGTGCTGTTGAAAATGTCAAAGTTGTGTTTGATACGGTGTATGTATTTTTTTGTTGGTATACGCCGTTAATATAGACAGACGTAAAATTTTCGCCTGCTGAAGCACTGTTTAATGTAAAGATAGTTTGTGATCCAGTACCTGTAAAGTTTTGAACATTATTTTGTATTGCGCCAATACCTACAATGTTGTCATAAGTTGCAATTAAAACATCTGTTGATGTATTTAAAACAAATTTATACGACACTGCGGTTAACCAAATTTCACCCCCTGGCACTCGGCCTGCGGAGTCCAAAATAATTGGGTTGGCGTGCGCCGTTGCACCACTGGAGGATGTATATGTGGTTTGAGGTGTAGTTGTACCAGCCGCATAAGAATACAGCTTGCCGCCAGACAAAATTACACCGTTGTTGGTAAAAAACTGGGCCGCTGCGCCGCCCACTGGGGAGAGAAAGACGACGGCCATGATTAACCTTTATTCGTAAGCAACAGTAAACGCAGCAGAAGTACCCGCCAGCACAATGTACAACCCTTTGTTAAAGAACAGACCCGCTGGAATATTCAAGTAGGTTGTGCCTGCTGACACGGCAATGGTGTCTGAAATCTTAGGATCACCAGTGCTAGAAGCACTAGAGTCATAGATGGTCAAAGTGCCGCTTGAAGATGCTGACACAAAGATGCCGAACAGCTTGCCAGCCCCAACTTTGACTTGTGTCGTTGCAGCGGCTTGGGTGTAATTTGCCATGATGTTTCCTTATGCCAAAAAGCGGAGTTTGTAGAGGGTTCGCAAATAAATCTCAACGATATTATCAATCAATTGCTGGAGCGATGAATCAGTTTTATCGCATACATCGTAACGAGCGCCTTCAATTTCAGCAAGCGAGTCTTGCAAAAATTCAATGATGTTAGATGTCTTTTTTGCTGAGTTCAATGTGATAGGGCCAATCAAACCATATCGACCTTGGTACGCTTCAGCAAAATCATCCGCCGCACCAATGATGCGCTCATAGAAGATGTTAAGTGCTGTGTGTTTGCTAAAGCTGCGAGTATTCAAATGCACAGAATGTGCAACATCCCGCGCCAAGAACAGTACGCCTAAAAATTCATTTGCTTTCATTGAGGCATTCCTTGTGGTGGCATAGGTTCCATTTCCTGTTCAGGGGGCATCATTTCAGGCTGCTCACGCATTTCAGGCATTTGGTTCATCATGTCTTGCGATTCCATCGCCGCAGCAACTACGCCCATAGCAATATCTTGAATCTGTTGCTCAGTCATGCCAGCCTGCACCGCAGCGATCCGCTTGGTTTCGGCTTCGTACATCTTAACTTCAGCTTCAAAATCTTTGCGCTGCATATCCTGCATTTCAATCGACTTGCCAACGTTTTGAATCATCTGGTGCATCTGTTCCATCTCTTGGCCCATTGCTTGGATTTGCTGTTCCGCTGCCTGCAACTCTGGCGGCTTGTCGCCGTCTTCCATGAGCTTAGGATCGATGGTCTTGGCAAACCGCTTGGCCATCTCTTGGGCACCTGGCCAGTCCATGTTCTTCACAAACAGGTCACCGGCAACAGCCCACAAACTAGGATTGCCCTGCAACAGTTGGGCCATGGCTTCCAAGGCTTCTTGGCGCTTGGTCGCATAACCTGGGCCGGTGGCCACCACCACGTCGTACTTGCCGACGTTGGGGTTGTAAATTTTGTCAATAACGATGTCAGGGTTGTTCTGATCGGTAATTTTGCGAACTGCTTCAGGTTGGTCAGGGTTTAATTTGACCATATTGGTTTCGCCGTCTATACCGATGATGCGGGCCACGCGCTGGGTGTCGTACACCTTGGGGATTAAGTCCACCAACTGGCGCACGATGTGCCGTACACCACGGGCCAAGTTGTCACCGTAGTGGTAAGTGCCCACATCACCTTCGCGCTGGCGAGCCAAAATGGCTTTGCCGCTGCGCTCGTTGGACGACATGCCCAAAGATGCGTTGTATTGGCCAGTAGATGCTTTGATGTCTTCAGACGCGCCAGCTTTGGCCTGCAACAGACCGCTGGAAGCCATCGGTGGTTGCGCCCGTGCAGGCAACGGCAACACCGCGCCTTGGCCGTCGGTGACGTCTGGGTTGACTTCCAAATACGGCCAGTTGGTCGTGTTGGCTGTCTTCCACTGGTTTTCATAACCTTCAAACTGGCCACCGTAACCAATGAACGGCGCTTTCGGTGCAAGGGCCAGCATCTCTGCTTCTTGGCTTACCCAGTAGTTGTACATGCGCTGGGCATCCTTGGCGTTACGCACAAGGCCAGACACGTACAAGCGACCATCGACTTCAAATTCATTGCCAACGATGCGGACTACGGGGATGTATTTCCCCGCCCAATCGCGTTCTTCAAGAATTTCATAACCGTTAATCTTGCAGTATTTAATTTTGACACGATCAGATTCACGAGATTTTTTAGGTTTTCCATAGATTTCTTTCAGTTGTTTGTCCTCTAGGGTGCCGTCAAATGCGGTCACGTTCCCAGGGTACAGGTTAAGCGTTGCTCGGTCGTAGTCTACGTAGTAGTAATCAGCAATGCGGACGGTATCTTCCATGAGCCACTGGCTCAAATTCTGGTCGCCCACGCCTAGCGTTTGCAGAGTGGTGATGGGCGCAGAGTCTGGATACATCCGCGCGTATTCTTCTTTGGTGATGTCTTCAGTAACAAAGCACCACTTGGCATCCGCACCAGTCGGGTCTTGGATGGTTGGATCCATGTAGACGCTGAATGAGTTGCGTACACGGCCAATCTTGATGTCTTGGTCAAACGTGTTTTCGTCGCAGTATTCGGTCAGGATGCGGATGTAACCTTCGCCGTAGGAGACTTGGTTTTCACACGCTGTATCGTACGCGACGTCAGCATCGCTGATGTATTCGATGTGCCTGACCATGCCGTTGAAGATTTCGGCGACTTCGATGTCTGCGTGGTCGTCGGCTGGAATAACCTTGCCACTTGGGCGGTTCTGTCTTTGGTCATTGGTCACCTGCCTTACGTGCTGCGGCAATTTGTTGATCGTCAGACACGGCCTAGCGTTGATCGTCTGGCCTTGCACAGAACCACGGGTGGCCAACACGTCCGCAGGCCACTGCCAGCGGTTGTCAGGTGAGCCAGCGTAGAACTTTAAATCGTCAATCTCATCTTCACGGGATTCAGACAACGCGCCAATCGCCATGTTGAGGCGGTCGCGGGCGGTCGCCAGAATACCCGACTCAGTCTTCTTTTTACCGCCGTTGGCCACAGCACCGGCTGCGGCGATGCCTGTGTAATCTGCCATTATTTTTTCTTCGCGGTTTTAGCTGACTCTTTGAAATCTTTGGCCGTTGGCGCATTCTTGCTGCCAGGCTTGTTCATCTTCTCGCCAGAACCCGCTTTGATACGGGCCTGTTTTGCGTGGATGTTTGCGTAAAGTCCAGGTTTGGTAGCCATATCAACACTTCCATCTTTTAAGGGCTGCTTTGGCACGTTCGCCATCTTTGGCGTTGGCCGCTACAGCGCCCATTCTTGCACAAAATGAATCCTTGCGGCCTTGGTCTGCCTTGGTCTTAGGGTTCGGTGCTGGCGCTTTAAGGTTAGAACCCGTCGCCGCATTGTACTTCTCGCGCCCTTTGGCCGTCAAACCAGCGCCCTTGGACGTGGGCAGTTTCTCGCCTCGACCTACTGACAGAGATACGCCCTTTTTGGCCATATTATTTCCTTGTTATTGCGTTAAAAACGCGCAATCCAATAGTAAATGGCCCTTCTGGAGGTATTTCTTTAGCTTCCTGCAAAAATTTTAATTTAGGCGGCAGCATTTGCGATTTATTTGACGGGTCACCGCCGGTTAAATGACTCATGCTGGTAAGCATTGCTTTTTCAATTTCTTCGTCATACTCTGGATTTTTCATGGCAGACATCCATGATTGACGAGCAGTTGGCGCGTCGTATTTAGCGCCGCTGCCCTCCCACCCAGCAAAACCAATTCCGCCTGGCATACCAGACAAAAACGACATAATTTCTGCTTTACTATTTTTACTGAAATCTGGCATAACTACGCTCCCATCCATGATGCGTTGACTCCATTGCCTTGCGCGTTCACGCGGCGGCTTGGTTCAACATATTGTCGATGTGCTACAGGAAACGCAAATGTAACAGCAATTGCGTCGGCTGCGTCAGGAGACGCCAACCCACGCGACTTCATGTCTTTTTTGCTTTCCAAGAAGATCGTCCCTTTCGAGTCAGGCTTCATCATAGGCGAAATCAAGTCCGTTTTCAAGAACCTGTCGTTTGGAATCGCCGCCGTCTTCAGCCACTCCCTCATGTCGCCCCACATCTGCGCCCGCATGTTGCCGTACATGATCGGGTTCTTCGCCTTATTTCCGAAGTTCACGCCCTTGATCTTGTACCGCTGCTCCTTCAACCGATCCACGATGCCAGCACCCAACCCACCTTCGTCGATCACCGTGAGCGTTGGTTTAAATTCCTCAATCGCTTCAATCACGTGCCCGACCACCGTCATGGTGTCGTCGCCTCTGTGGCGCATGATCTTCACAATATCCCGACCTTGGCGCACCGCGATGACCGTGGCGTCCGCCCCGAACCGTGCGGGGTCTACCCCGATCACAATCGGTGCTGACTGATCCTGGTATTTCGTCCGTTTCATCGCGTCGTCCACGATGTCGGCCCCAATGAACTGGTCATCCCCCGCGTTGGGAAACTGACCGTACACCTCAACGTGCGCCTGCGCCGAGTCTGGCCCATACTCATCAATAATCCGCTGATAAACCGCCTTGTCGGTACCCTCGACCGTGCGCGCATCCACCACTTTTGTGCGCCAGAACTCGCGCTTACTGTTAAACGCCTCGTAAAAGTACCCAGTGTTGCGCCGTGGGTTGGAAAAAGCCATCCAGAAACGATTTGGTGTGTTTTCTGTAAAAAAACCGCTAGTAACTGCCCAAATGGAGTCGTCAATACCACTGGCCTCGTCAAAAATCACCAAAACACCGTCAAAAT